TAGATCTTGGAGACCTTCTCAGCAACCACCTTCTCCAACACGATCTTGATTCCTTCCTTGACATTGCATCCGTGCACTTCGGGGGTTCGGTAGACGACACAGCAAGTCTGCCCACACAAACACTTGAACTCCAGGTGGGTCTTCTTTTTACAATGCGTGCACTTCATTCTTCAGTTGCTTCTTCTGGCTCGAGGGCGGAATGATTTCGTTTTTCAGTTGGTAGGACCAACCCGCACTGGTTCGGATGGTGGGGTAGCACATGCAAGGAACGGTGCAACGAAGGACAACGGCACCTGATGGGACAAGACGGCAGAGCTCGGGGGCGTTGGAAAGCTTGACAATGGAAGTGGTCGTTCGGATCATTTTGAATTGGGTTTGATTCAATACGACAAATCCTTTTCCGTTTTTATGAGTAATGAAGATCGTCCGATACTCTGTTGTGGTCGATGCCGATGTGAATTTCCCCCTCAAGGAGTTTGCGCGCGATGTTGCGATCTACCTTTCGGACCCCAATGGATGGGAATCGAAGGGGTATCGGTTTGAAGAAGTGGTTCGGAATCCAAGTGTCATGATTCATCTGTCCTCACCCGCAGGTCTTCGCAAGGTCGGGTGCGATGCCAATCTGTCGTGCGCGGAGTTGGGCGGAAAGCACCTGCGAGTGAATGCGATGAGATGGACACACGGCGCGGGACCCAGTAAATTGGATTTGAATGAGTATCGGCAGTATGTCATGTCGCATGAAATGGGTCATATACTAGGTCATGACCACACGACGTGTCCGGGTGCGGGCCACCCTGCGCCCATCATGATGCAGCAGACTCTGGGAATTGGAGCGTGCAGCCCAAACACCCGTGTTTAGTTGGAGTATGCAAGACCGCCCATGCCCGACATGACGCGGAAGATGTTGTAGTTCACGGCGTAGATGCGGAAGTTGTAGGGGTTGGCCTTGCTGGGGAAGGTTCCCGCGCCACCCGTGGTGATGCTGTCAAACACGAGCGTGGCCGTGTCGATGCGGGAGAAATTGCAAGTGCCAGACGGCTGGTGCTCCTCGGGCTGAATCGCGAAGGAATACACATTCACGGGATTCACAGCCTGGAACTGGACGGGGCCGACACCGGTGCTGCCACCCCCAGAATAAGGCGACAGGGTGAATGCGCTGCGCGTCGGGAAGAAGCCGCCGCCCGTGTGGTGTTGGTAGGGCTGAACCTTCCAGAAGTAGTCGCCGTAGCGCTCATCGAACCGATCCTGGCCGTTGATCTGGAGACGGGCCCGATCGACAATGTCGTCATAGTCAAACGGCTGGGTGCTACCCGTCGCGGCCGTCAAGGCGCTGCCGCAGTCCGTCTTCTGGGCGTTCTGGAAGACCCACACAAGCTCCTTGACGGGGTGGTTGAGCGTCAGGTCAATGCGAGCCTGGGCCGAGGTCAGCGTCTGCTGGAGGCCGAACTGGAGCTGGTCAATGAGATACTCGTGCGACTGCTGGGCGAACCGGCGACGCTCTTCCGTGTCAAGGTACACGTAATCAATGTACAGTGCCATGTCCTTCAGCTGGGGCAGGGCCGCGGCGGCGGTGGACACACTGGTGTAGTTGGACGTCAAGGGCTGGCCCGAGACGGGGTCGGCCCACTTGAAGGAAACCAGGTCCGTCGCGGGGGCGAGGGTGATGTTGATGCGCACCTCGTGATACTGCAGCGCGATCAGGGGCAGGGCCAGACCGGGGTTGCGGCAGAACCAGAACTGCAGGGGAATGTACAGGATGCCAGGCCGCCCGTTGCATCGTGAAAGGCTCGAGACTCCGCCCGACAGGTTGCCGCCGACCATCGGGTCGAGCTTCATGCTGTTGTCAAAGCTGGACGTCAGGTTCTCCCACAAGTACAGCCACTCGCCATAGTGGGTGTCAATCACTTGGCCACCAATCTCGACCTCAATCTTCTTCAGCATGGCGTACCCAAGGCGACGCTCAGCACCCGCCGTCCAACGAACGTCTCCTGTCGTAACACCGCCCGTCGCCTGGGTCGTATCGGGGAGGACGACCTCGAGGTAGGTCTTGTACATGAGATCGGCGTTGCGGTTGACCACGGCAACGACGCGCTGGCCATAGTGGGGCGAGCCCGTAAAGTTCACGCGAAAGGCCTCCATGGCGAAGTTCGTGTGCCGCTTGAACAGGATCTTCCAGAAGGTGATATGAGGATTTCCACTGATGTATGCGTCCTGCGCACCGTATGCAACAAGTTGAAGAAGACCGCCACCCATTTTATTTATACTTGACCAGATATAATCTTCCGCTCTTGAACACAATGGAGGTGTCCCAAAAAGAAAATAAAATAGGCGGCGTGCGGAACACCAAGACGCGTCGGTTCTGTCGGTGCATCAAGGCCGTCAAGAAGACAGGGAAGACGGAGAGGGGCGCCATTGCAATCTGCGTTCATTCAGTGCTGCAGAAGAAGGGGAGGACACTCAGGCGATTCAACTGCGGGAGGAAGGCGGCAGTGGAAACCCAACGGGCAGGTCGGTTCCTGACGAAAGGGGCAGACACGTGCGTCTACGATCCCCCCGTTGCGTGTGAGAAGCCGATAACTCTGCCTGAAGGCGAGTTCGTGTCTCGCATCGTCCCATTGAATGTACCGAGCGGTGTTCCAGAGACGAAGCTGCAAAACGCAGTCCAGCAGGCGGTCGACAGAAGTGAGAAACGATTCCCGGGTCAATTGGCACCCTATGTCAATCTAGCGGTTGCGAAATGCTACCCCAATCTGTCGCAGGAGGACGTGACAAGCAAGGAGGGAGCCACATGCACGATCCACAAGGAGCTCCAGTCACCGGGTGTGACGCACAACTTTGCAAACCTCGTCACTCGGAAACAGGGGATGGACCTTGACAAATCTCCTGCCAAGGAAGGTCCCGGTTTCATCCTGGCACTGCAACGGCTTTTCCGCGCAGTGCTGCTGTTGAACGCCGAAGGGGTCGTGCATGACGACATCCACCCCGCAAACATCGCTTGGATGGGGGATCGGCTTGTCTTGAACGACTGGGGACGGGTTCTTGTCGGCCGAGATGAGTTTCGGAAGGCGGTGGTTCCGCAAACAAGGCAAGAATTTGACTACCGCAAGGGCTTTCCGCAACACTTGCATCCGTGTGAAGCGATTGAGAACTGTGTCTTGGGGCTGCGAGGCAAGGCCCCCGAAATCGTAAAAAAAGAGTTCGACCAAATCCAGATGGCGTGGGACACGTTGGGTCTGCTAGGTCCGATTCTCAAGAAACGAACGAGGGGTGGAAGCGCTATTCCGCTGTTTGATACCATTCCGAGCATATACACGCTGGAAGCGATTCACTCGATCAAGGCCCACGTTGACCAAACCACCGTTCCTGTGACAATCGACTCACTCCAAGCGATCATGGACATCTTTTTCGATCGCATGGACGTTCCTCCCCTGAAGCAGTATCCCGTCAACAACATTGAACTGCGTCCGCCCTCGCGATCGGCGATTGCGTCCTGGATGCCCAATTCGGTCGACACCCGACTCCTCCCCCCGAAGTTGACGGGCTCAATCGCAGGCCCGACGCTTCCCTTCCCGCCAAACGAAAAGGGGTTTCTGGGCAGAGCAGGATCGTCCTTTGAAAAAACCAAGTCGCTTGCAACAATCCTCACTCGGAGCGACAACCAGCAGTCGGTGGTCGTGCAGTTCGACAAGAGCAAAACAAAAATGGGAGTGCAGTTGGATCCTGCAGGGGGGTGGTTGATGCAGGGACCGGGAGGGGGCAAGACGTATGCCGTTCGGATGATGCCGTTGGGGGGCAGGAGGATTACTCGGAGATCGAAACGCCGAGTTTGACGAGTGCTTCCTGACACGCGATCTGTTCTGCCTTCTTGCGAGTGGTGGCGGTTCCAAACCCAAGGTTCTTACCCGAATCGTCGCACACGGCAACCCGAATCTCGCCTGTCTTGGGATTGTTGGAAAGCATGACGTAGGTCGGAGTGCACTTCAAAGTCCTCTGGCAGAACTTTTGGAAGACGTCCTTGTAGTTGGTGACGGCGGTGACAATCTCCTCAATGTCGAGGTAGGACTCGATGACAGAGGTGACAAAGGGGTAGACGATATTGAATCGGTTGCCACAATCCGTCCACAATGCACCAATGAAGGCCTCCAAGATATCGCCCAGTTTCTTGATATTGTGTCGCCCATCAATCGCTGCCGACGTCTCATTGTGGCGTGAAATGACGTAGAATGCATCCAGACCGACCTGTTGCGTCAATCGACCCAACCGATCGTTGTTGACGAGTTCCTTTCGAGCGTCTGTGAGAAACCCCTGCTTTTTCTCCGGATACTTCTTGCGGAGGTAGGTGGCAACGCAAACGCCCAAGACAGAATCACCTTCGAATTCCAAACACTCGTAGGATTCATCTTGGAGGGGCATGACACCGGAAGGACAGGGTGCGAGTGCAGCCGTTCGTCCATCGGGTGTGGTATAGTCGAGTCTCTTCACGTAGGTCGTGTGAACCATGGCAGTCTGAAAGACGCGGGGATTCTGGACTCGATAGTGTGGCAAACCGTGTCGTCGCAAGACACGGTGAATGTCATTCTCACGGAAGAACCGGTTGGCGGGGTTGTAGGGAGAGTAGGTGTCCATTGCTGTTGATGAAGCTTGTTGCCCCAAAGTTCGTTTTCACAATAGATAGGAGAAAGATGAAATGGAGCCCACGTTCTTTACTGGTCGCCTTACGTCACAGGACGCGCTCGCTCAGTATGACGAGTATCGCCCCAAGATTGTCGTTCAGGGATACGGCGTCCTCACACAGACGTCGGCAAAGATCTCGGACATCGACCCTATGACGTTGATTGAGGCGGAGGAGTACATCCGACTCAACACGGGACCCTTTGGCATTGCTCTCATCGTTCCCGTAACGGAGAACGTTCATCGAGCAAAGTGGGTGTGGGGATGTTGGTTGGCGTGCCCCGACGATCACGAGCACACCGATGTCGAGGACGGCGACTAATAATACTGGGGAAAGACCGAGCGCAGAGTCGTGTACACGATGGCAAAGACGACGGCGTGGGTGAGCACCTGAACGAGCCGGGAGGCACCCGGGGGCAGGGAGAGGAGGACGCCGGGCGACAGCAGGATGAAGAGGAGCGCGGGGACAATGACGTTGAGATCCATGTTTGTCTAAAACGGATATAAAAAGATTGTGTGGACCTAAGACATATCTCGCACATTAATGGCTAATTACAAGGTCGTAACTCTTGCCAACCGCATCCTTGCGACACACGGGTCGTTCCTAAGCAATGTCAAGCGTATTCAGGTCGGGTTCCTCGCGGAACGCAACATTCAGGAGGCAAGAGGCTACATGTCCGAGCTCCAATCCATGCTCAATGAGATGGAGGAGACTCTTAAACAGAAACCAACAACCGATCACAACTACATACCGATGAAGTAAAAACGGAATCATAAGGATCCAACTGCAAACTATATATATATATCAACAATGAAGCGCTGCAAGACGGAGGGATGCAAGAAGTCGGCACAAGGAAAGACCGACCACTGCGTAGGGCACGGAGGAGGTGACCGCTGCAAGACGGAGGGATGCAAGAAGTCGGCACAAGGAAAGACCGACCACTGCAAAGGACACGGAGGAGGTGACCGCTGCAAGACGGAGGGATGCAAGAAGTCGGCAATAGGAAAGACCGACCACTGCATAGAGCACGGAGGA